GTTGGATACATCATCGATGAAACAAAGGATGCTATCTGTGTTGCTGCTACGTGGTCCCTGACTATGAGTAATGCTAGGATGCACATACCCAAAGCCTGGATCACTAAACGAAAGGTACTTAAACTTGAAGACAAGCAGCGCAAAGCAAAAGGGAAGGCTGCTCCAGCAGTGGACGAGGGATCTAATACTCAAGGAGTTCAACCTCAGTGAAGAAGATGTCAGGTCAACAAGCATGGGAGCGCAAGGCGAAGACATTCAGTTCTCGAAAGCTGCAGCCGAGCGACTACGTATTTCTATCGAATGCAAGAGCAGGGATCGAGTTGCCGTTTACGGCTTCTATGACCAAGCGAGAGAGAACACGCCAGCAGCGCGAGAGCCTGTCGTTGTTATTAAACAGAATCGAAGATGCCCCTTGGTAGTATGTGATGCCGAGTACTTCTTCAAACTTTTAAAAGGAGTTGTGACATGCGAGTCAGTGGAGTCCCCTACGAAGTAGATGACAAAGAGTTTAATATGGAGTTTGAGTTTATTTATAAGAGCCCAAGCTACAAAGAGAACAATGTGATATCCAACAGCAACCATAAGAAGATTGTTGTTAACGACTGTGCTAGTTGGGACGAGGTACTAGAACAGTTCGTAGAGTTTCTTGGTAATTGTTATGGATACGACATCAAAGAAGAAGTTGAGTACACCACTATTGATGACCGTATTCAACGTGCACGTGATCGATTGAAGGAACCCAAGGATGAGTAAGACGCACCTAGTACTACCTGACATGCAGGTCAAAGATGGGGTTGATCTGTCCTACTTAGACTGGGTTGGTCAATACATTGCAGACAAGCAACCAGATGTGATCGTTAACATTGGTGACTTTGCTGACATGCCTAGTCTGTCTTCTTACGATGTTGGTAAGAAAAGCTTTGAAGGGCGTAGGTACAAGACTGATATCGAGGTTACACGTAAAGCAATGGAGCGTCTGCTTGCTCCCATGAAGGAATTGAATGAACTCAAACGAAGACGAAAAGAGAAACAATATAGACCCCGAATGGTTCTCACGCTTGGCAACCACGAGGAGCGCATTGTCAGGGCAGTCGAAGGAGATCCTAAACTCCACGGCACTATTGGCCTCGATGATCTCGGATACGCAGAAGCTGGTTGGGAGGTGTTTGATTACCTTAATCCTGTTGTTATTGACGGTGTGGTATATTGTCATTTCTTTACTTCGGGGGTGATGGGCAGACCAGTCTCTAGCGCTGCAGCTCTGCTGACCAAGCGACACATGAGCGCTATCATGGGACATGTGCAGGGTAGGCAGATTGCCTATGCGAATCGTGCTGATGGTAGACAGATCACTGGTCTGTTCTGTGGCTGTTGCTACCTACATGACGAAGACTATCTAGGTGCTCAGGGTAACAACTACTGGCGTGGTGTCTGGATGTTGCACGAGGTAGAGGATGGTCAGTTTGATGAGATGCCAGTCAGCCTTAAGTACCTAAAGAAAAAGTATGGAACCGATTAACCTCTGGAATGTGTATAGGATATTTGACATGGCAACTGAAATTGACGTTAAAGAAATACTGAAGCAACGAGGTGATCGATACGGTAGCTATACTCGTGTTTCCTCTGTAGCACAATACTTAAAGAACGTATGTCGAGAGTCAGATAACTGGACCAATCATAAGTTTAGCCTAGTTCAGCAGGAAAGCTTAGACATGATCTGTAACAAGTTAAGTAGAATCTTAAACGGTGATCCTAAGTATCGAGATTCATGGGCAGATATTGCTGGCTATGCTCAACTTGTTGTCAATGATCTTGACGAAGAACCTAAGTTGTGATATAATTATAGGTTCCCCTGATGCATTTGACAGACAAGGAAATAGCCGAGAGGCTTAAACAATTACCAGAGCTGGACCTTATTGAACTTCTTAACCTAACGTCTGAAGATATAGTAGACAGGTTCCAAGATGTGATCGAAGGTAAAGCAGACTTCTTACAACAACAAGTAGATTGGGATTAATACATGGATCTTTACCAGCAGTTTATTGCTAAGTCTCGTTACTCACGCTTCCTGCCCAACGAGGGACGAAGGGAGCACTGGGAAGAATCAGTGAATCGTTACTTCACCTTCCTGTTCAACCACCTTGAGACTAAATATAATCACATTGTTGAGGACAAGCAGCGCACTGAACTTATCAATGCAGTTACGAACCTAGAAGTTATGCCTTCGATGCGTGCTATCATGACCGCAGGCAAGGCACTTGAGCGCGACAATACAGCAGGTTATAACTGTAGCTACCTACCTATCGATGACCCCAAAGCCTTTGATGAGGCTATGTATATCCTGCTCTGCGGTACAGGGGTGGGCTTCTCTGTGGAGCAGAAGTATGTCAATCAGTTACCGGAAGTACCAGATGAGTTGTTTGATAGTCAGACTACTATCGTTGTTGCAGACAGCAAGGAAGGGTGGGCCAAAGCTCTACGACAGCTCATTGCTCTACTCTATTCTGGAGAGATTGCTAAGTGGGACCTTTCGAAAATCCGTCCAGCTGGTACGAGACTCAAGACATTTGGGGGACGAGCAAGTGGCCCTGGACCACTGGAAGAACTATTTAAGTTTACAGTTGCAAAGTTCAAGGGATCCGCAGGTAGGCGTTTGTCGTCCCTGGAGTGTCATGATCTTCTCTGCAAAATCGGGGAGGTTGTTGTGGTGGGAGGAGTACGGCGTAGCGCGATGATCAGTTTGTCTGACCTTGAAGATGACAAGATGCGCCACGCTAAGGCAGGTGCCTGGTGGGAACAGAATGGTCAACGTGCGCTAGCTAACAACTCTGCCACCTACCTAGCTAAGCCTGACATTGGTCAGTACCTGGATGAGTGGACCAGCCTGTATCACTCCCACTCTGGTGAACGTGGTATCTTCAGTCGTGCTGCTGCTAAGTACACTGTAGAGAAACTGGGCAGGCGTGATCCCAACTATGACTTTGGTACCAACCCTTGTTCAGAGATTATCCTGCGTCCTTACCAGTTCTGTAACCTGACCGAGGTTGTGGTACGTGCTGACGATACGCCTGATACTCTGAAGAACAAGGTTCGACTGGCTACAATATTGGGGACATACCAATCTACTCTGACTCACTTCCCATACCTGCGTAAGGTCTGGCATAAGAACACTGAGGAAGAGCGTCTGCTGGGTGTGTCATTGACTGGTATTCTTGATAACGAATGGATGGGTAAAGTAAGTGACGAAACTGCGAAGCATCTTGAATCAATGCGTGATGAAGCCGTTCGAGTCAATGCTCAGCTTGCAACTACTCTGGGAATCCCTCAGTCGGCTGCGATCACTTGTGTCAAACCTAGTGGTACTGTGTCTCAGCTTGTTGATTCTGCCTCTGGTATTCACACTCGACATAGCCCTTATTATATTCGCCGTGTTCGGGGTGACAAGAAAGATCCTCTCACGCAGTTTCTGATCAACTCAGGCGTGCCTGCTGAGGATTGTGTGATGCGTCCTGATAGCACCACTGTGTTTAGCTTCCCTAAGAAGTCACCCCAGGGAGCACGTATTCGTGAGGACCTTACTGCAATGCAGCACTTGGATGTCTGGCTCCAGTATCAACGTCACTGGTGTGAGCATAAACCATCTGTCACCATCTCAGTTAAAGAGCATGAGTGGATGGACGTAGGAGCGTGGGTGTGGAAGAACTTCGATGAGGTCTCTGGAGTAAGCTTTTTGCCATATGATGGCGGTACTTACAGGCAGGCCCCATATGAGGAGTGCACCAAGGAACAATACGATGAGCTAGTAAGCAAAATGCCAACTAGCATCGACTGGGCTGCACTGGTAGAGGTAGATGATAATGTCGAAGGAGCTCAGACATTAGCCTGCGTAGCAGGTCATTGTGAAATCTAGGAGGTAATATGGATATAGAGATTGGACTTATTGCTGGTGTGTCTTTTGGTATTGAGTACCAAGAGCTAGAGAAGGGATACTTGATTATAGACTTAGGGATTGTACGTATCCTACTCTCACGAGTGGAGTAACTAGTAAGACCAAATGGTGGGTTTATCTCTGCAGTCTAAGTGGATAAACCTGCCATTTCCTTTTTGTTGTACCCCAATACCAGTAAAGCCTAGCTGCATAGCAAGAGACAAAACAGCTAGCGCCTCCTCACCCTGCACTGCTACGTCTGCAGCCTTACCTGTAGAGTGCATTCCAGACACCGTCTTCTTGGCCTCTATCGGGTGGTCAGGACAGCGGTAACCAGAGCTAATAGTCAGCGGCTTACCATACTTGTCTCGTAGTTGGTTAAGCTTATCGATGAATGCTTGGTCCATCTTAGCTACGTTGCAGTGCTTACAGGCAAACTCTGCCTCTGTAAAGTACTTACCGTAGTTCACTTCTTAACCCACCCAGCCACAAGCCTAGCACCAAACAAGAAACCAAAAGCAATGTTAGCAGCCTCCAGAGCTAGCGTCTGCACTGCTGGTTGAACTTCTACGTAGAGAGTAGACACACCAACCAGGATAACCAACAAGGCACCTACGTATCTGGCAGATGCTCTGAGGTCTACAACCCACTGGGATGGCTGGCCTATTGGCTTGTCTAACTCAGCTAGTGCCTTTAGCCTTTCGATGTCTGCCTGCTCTAGCTTTAACTGCTCTTCGATGGTAGCTGGCTTAACAGACCCGAAGAAGTGACCAACAGCTCTCTTAACTCCTTCAGCTGCTACGGGCACTAAGGCCCCAATGATGGTCTCTAGTATCATTCTTCTAGCTCCACACCCTTTTGTTTATAACGAAGTCTTAGGTATTCTTTGTAGAACTCTGGGTCCTTCAGCTTCCTAGCCAGGGTCTCATTGGTTGCAGCTTTCCTAGCTCTCTCAGC